TGTTTCCAATTCAACACGAAGACATATGGCAAATGTATAAAAAACAGGTCGATTGTTTCTGGCGTGCCGAAGAAATTGATCTAACCAAAGATATCGCCGATTGGCAAACCTTAAATGATCAAGAAAAATATTTTATTTCAATGATCTTAGCATTTTTTGCAGCCAGTGATGGAATTGTATTGGAGAATTTGGCGGTTCGTTTTATGTCTGATGTACAAATTTCGGAAGCAAGAGCCTTTTATGGGTTCCAGATTGCAATGGAAAATATACATTCTCATACCTATAGTTTACTCATTGAAACGTATATTAAGAACAATGAAGATAAACAGCGTTTTTTCAGCGCCATTGATAATTATCCTTGTATTAAAAAGAAGGCGGATTGGGCGCAAAAATGGATTAATGATAACCGAAGTAGTTTTGCTACGCGTTTGGTTGCGTTTGCTTGTATTGAAGGGATTTTCTTTTCCGGCGCATTTTGTAGTATTTTTTGGTTGAAAAAACGCGGACTTATGCCCGGGCTTACTTTTTCAAATGAATTGATTTCAAGGGATGAAGCACTTCATACGGAATTTGCCATCTTATTATATTCCAAATTACAGAAGAAAATCAATAAATCGCGTATTTATGATATTATCAAAGAAGCCGTCGAAATTGAAATCGAGTTTATTTGTGACGCGCTTCCTTGTCGTTTGATCGGGATGAATTCCGGGTTAATGAGTCAATATATTCAATTTATGGCCGATCGATTATCGTTACAGTTGGGCTACGATAAAATTTATAATGCCTGTAACCCTTTTGATTTTATGGAATTGATTAGCTTAGAAGGTAAAACAAACTTTTTCGAACGTCAGAATTCGCAATATGGTCTGGCCAATAAAGATAAAAATAAAGACGTATTCGAATTTTCTGAAGAATTTTAATATTCGTTTGGAAAATAATTTAAAAAACTCTCAACATATTATAAAATGGGATTTAATACTTTAGCAGATTACCTAAATACCGTGATATATGAAATTAAATGTAAAAATGAGAAAATTATTGATACTTATATTGGTCATACCACGTGTTTTAGTCAACGTTATCGACTACATAAAAATTCTTGTATTAATCCAAATCAAAAGGGGTATCATTATAAAATATATCAAAACATTCGAGCCAATGGTGGATGGGAGAATTGGGAAATGGTTGGAATTGAACAATTTCCTTGTAACAACGTGAATGAAGCAAGAGAAAGAGAAGCTTACTGGATTCAATTACTTTCTTCATCATTAAACGTTTTAATGCCAAATCGTAAATCAAGTAAAGAATATCAAAAAATCTATCGAATTCTGCATAAAGAAGAAATGGCAGAAAAAGCCAAAGTTTATCGTAAGATCAATTGTGATAAAATAAAAAATTATATTCAATAACATCTTGGGAAAATCAAAGACCAACAAATAGAATGGTATGAGAAAAATAAGGAGAAAATCTTGGAAAAGGCGAAAGAAAACTACGAAGAACATAAAGAGGAAAAGCTGAAATATCAGAAAGAATATGCCGCTAATAATCAAGAGAAAATCAAGGATTATTTGAAGGAATATAATGAGAAAAACAAAGAACAAATCTTGGCGAATCAAAAGATTTATCGTGAAGAAAACAAAGAAGAAATTGCTGCTATGCAAAAGAAATGGAGAGAAATTCATCAAACGGAATTGAAAGAAAAGAAGGGTCAAATTATTCAATGCCCTTGTGGAAGTGAATACACGTTTGGAAATCAAGATCGACATTTTCATTCAAAAAAACATCTTTTGTATGAAAATCAAGGAATTATGGAGAAAAAAGAGGAAGGAAATTTTGAAAAAGATGTGGAGAAACCAAAACAAGAGAAAAATATCATTAAAAGTAAAGAAAGTAGAAATAAATACAACGAAATCCATAAAGAAGAAATCAAAAAACAATGCAAAAAATATTATGAAGAAAATAAAAATAAAATATTTGAACAAACCAAGATTTATGTAGAAGAAAACAAGGAAAAAATCAAAAATTACAAAGATGATTGGTATCAAAAAAACAAAGAAAAAATATTAGCCAACCAAAAGGAAACATTTGCGTGCGAATGTGGTTCCAATGTTCGATGTGCTGGACGGGCGGAACACTTGAGAAGTGTGAAACATAAAACGTTTATACAAAAGATTATAAATATATAAAAATTTATTATATAAAGTTAACTCCATTCAGTTACATAATAAATCACAAAGAATGATTACTTGTCAAATTATGGGCGGATTAGGCAATCAGCTTTTTCAGATTTTTACAACCATTGCGTATGCGCTCGAACAAAAACAGAATTTCGGTTTTATTTATAGCCCAACCTCTTACGGGATTACGCATCGACCCACTTATTGGGATGATTTATTACAATCCCTTAAAAAATATAGGTTTCACGACGGTTTCCCCAAGGAACAAAAAGTGATTCGAGAAGCAGGGTTTTTATTTGAACCACTACCAACTCTTTTCCCTTCTTTGGACCAAACGTATTCCCTTACTTTATTATTCGGCTATTTTCAAAGCCCCAAATACTTTGAACGGTTTTGGGACGAAATCTATGAAATGATCCAATTCAATCGATTCAAACAAGAAATAAGAAGAAAGGCGTTGAAACTTGGATTACCAAATTTGGAAAATACGATCAGTATGCATTTTCGTATTGGCGATTATAAGAATTTACAAGATCACCATAATATCTTATCCTATGACTATTATGAAAAAAGTATTGGTTTTATCATAGAAAAGATTCAACCTGAAAAGAATGAAAACATTTACAAACAAAATAAAAAAAAGAATAAAAAGATTCATCCCTTCCAGCCGGTTTTATATGTTTTGTATTTTTGCGAAGAAAAGATCTTGAAGAGGTCCAAAAAATCATTGAAAAACTGAAACAATTCTATTCTTTCATTGAATTTATCCGTGTGACAACCCATTGGAATGACTGGGAGCAAATGTTATTAATGAGTTGTTGTAAATATAATATCATTGCCAATAGTACCTTTAGTTGGTGGGGCGCGTATTTGAATGAATGCCCCGAACGAATTGTTTGTTATCCTTCCGTATGGTTCGGACCGAAGAAAAATCATTTGGATACAAGAGATTTATTTCCTATTAAATATTGGAATAAAATAAATGAATAAATATTTAGAAAGTTTCTTGCGTTTATAATAAAATATTGTATTATATTATAAAATGCCTTTTCGAACAAGAAGTATTGCAAAAGCGATAGCTGAAGTGAAAGAAAAAACATATCCCTTTTCAAGTGCATCCGGAACTGGTACCGCAACAGCATCTGCCACAGGAGATAAATTAGTTAGTACTATTTTTCTTTCAAATAGTTTAGCTTCAGAATTAGCTACAGAAAATGCTTTTCAAGCTGCAGTAAATGCATTATTGCCTAATAATTCAAATTTATTGAAAATTACACTTCCAATCGAACGAGCAAATTATGATACAAATACAATAGCAAGTGCAAATACCGTTAGTGCATCAAGTAGTGCTATTCCTTGGATAACTGATGGTAGTGTACTACAATATAGTGATGGTTATTATTATTTAGTAAAAGGGTTTAGTACAACCAGTGGTGAATATGCAGCCTCTATTTTTGCAAGTAATTCTTATTACGATTTTGGATACTACACATTTACAAATGGCGTATATTATACTCATTACCAAAATGGTACAAGTACTACTTCAAGTGGAGATAATGGAAATTCTGGACTAACTTTGAATGCTTATTATTTAATGCAAAATGTAGTTTTAAAATTAAAAGAAACGGGTAATGGTACAATTGAATCCCCTTATTCTACTCCACAAATAAGAATTCCCGTAAATGCGGATTATTGGTTAAATGGTTCCGCTAAAATGCCTTCTGTAAATAGTTATAGTTACCCTTATTTTATAGCTGGTCAAACAAATGTTTATTTTACTGCAAGTGAATACCAACAATATATTATAGATTTTTTTTATTATTGTTACACCACTTGGAAAGAATCTGGTAATGGTGCACCTATTAATTTTGCAATTGATTTACATTGGAATTATGCTGCAAATGTACCATTAACAAGTGGTTCTTATCCAGATACATCAACTGGTAATCCAAATTATGGTTATTCTACTGCCTCTAGTAAACAACTTCCTATGCCTGGAGTAGCAAATTATGATATGGAAAATGGCGGT